ATCCACCGGGCGGTCCTGACGACGAAGGAGATTGCTGAAACTGCGCATTACTACGGCGCGAAAAAGCGGAACCGATACGCCATCCCTGTGGCCGGTGCGTTGCAGCTGCCCGAACAGGCATTGCCGATCCCGCCTTACGCCTTGGGCGTCTGGCTGGGGGACGGCCACAGCTACGGTTCACAGATTACCTGCCATCAGGACGATCTGGAAATCGCCGACCATCTTCGCGCTTGCGGTATGGAGGTTGAGGTCAAGTCGAAGGACAAGCGGGTTCCTCATATCCTGACTCTGAAGCCGACGCTCCCTTGGCCTGACCACATTTGTCGCCGTGGGCATGACATGGATGTGCTGGGTCGCCGCGGGAATGGGCAATGCGCGGAATGTGGGCGTCAGTTCTCGATGCAATGGAAGCACGGGCTTCCCGTTGATCCGGTTCTGGAACCGGCAAAGCCGTTCAGCCTGCGTCTCCGGGAGATGCGGCTGGTCAAGGATCGGAAAACCCCAGAAACCGGCAAACACAAACCGCCGGCCTACCTGCGCGGGTCCATGGAACAGCGCCTTGCCCTTCTGCAGGGGCTGATGGACACGGACGGCTACATCGCTGAATGCGGTCGCTGCGAGTTCATCACCATTCACCGCCGTCTGGCGGATGGCTTTGGCGAACTGCTGGCCTCCTTGGGTATCAAGTTCACCGCCGTGGACAAGCAGCCAACAGTGGTGATCGACGGCGAAAGGCGTCTTGGAAACCCTGCGACCCGGTTTTCGTTCATGATTTATGACGACACGCCGGTGTTCCGATTGGTAAGGAAGCGCGCGCGTCAAGTCTCGCGCGCGGGGCGGCGGACGACAGAAACCGAGCGGCGCCGAATTGTCGCCGTCGAACCGGTTGAGAGCGTGCCGGTGCGCTGCATTCAGGTGGACAGCCCGAACCGGCTCTATTTGGCCGGGCGCACCATGATCCCGACGCATAACACGGAGATGGTCAACAACGCCGTTGGCTACCACATTGACCAAGACCCAGCACCGATCATGGTGGTGATGCCGACCGAGCGGGATGCGGAAACCTGGTCGAAGGACCGGTTCTCGCCGATGGCACGGGATACGCCCTGCCTGCAGGACAAGATCGCCAATCCGAAGTCGCGGGACGGCAACAACAAGATCCTGCACAAGCGGTTTCCGGGCGGGCATTTGACCATCGTGGGCGCCAACGCGCCCTCGGGGCTTGCGAGCCGACCGATCCGGCTTCTGCTCTGCGACGAGGTCGATCGCTATCCGTTCAGTGCGGGTGCTGAGGGCGACCCGGTCAACCTCGCTAAGAAACGAACGGTGACCTTCTGGAACCGCAAGATCGTGCTGGTCTCGACGCCGACGAACAAGGGCGCGAGCCGGATTGAGGCAGCGTTTGAAGAAAGTGACCAGCGCCGGTTCTGGGTGCCGTGTCCCGAGTGTGGACATGAACAAATTCTGACCTGGGTGCAGGTCAAATGGGACAAGGATGAAGCTGGCGGCCATCGCCCGCAAACCGCGCGCTACCACTGCGCTGAGTGTGACGCTGCCTGGAAGGATGAGACCCGATGGGCCGCGATCTCCAAGGGCCGCTGGATTGCTGATGCGCAGTTCAATGGCACAGCCGGCTTCCATCTGAACGAGATCTACTCGCCTTGGGTGCGGCTCGAGGCCATGGCCAAGGCGTTTCTGTCGGCGCGCGCCGGTGGGGACGAGACGATGAAGACCTTCGTCAACACCTCTCTGGGCGAGACCTGGATGGAAAGTGGCGAGGCGCCGGATTGGCAGCGGCTGCAGGGGCTGAAGGAAGATTGGCGCGCGGGCACGGTGCCGGCGGGTGGGCTCTTCCTGACGGCTGGGGCCGATGTGCAGAAGGACCGCATTGAGGTCGATATCTGGGCCTGGGGCAAAGGCCTGCAAAGCTGGTTGATCGACCACATTGTCATTGAGGGTGGCCCGGGCGATCAGGCATGCTGGTAACAGCTCTCAGACCTACTTGCGCGTACCTGGCCGCATGCCAGCGGCACGCCGATGACCATAGCCAAACTGGCCATCGATACCGGATATGAGACATCCGCCGTCTACGCCTGGGCGCGTCAGGTCGGCTTTGGGCAGGTGGCGCCGGTAAAGGGGCTCGAAGGCTTCAACCGTGCAAGCCCGGTGACGGGGCCGACCTATGTCGATGCGACCATCGCCGGCAAGCGACTTCGCCGCGGCGCGCGGCTCTGGTCGGTGGCCACATCGACCTTCAAGACAGAGACCTATCGGTTCCTGCGTCAGGACCGCCCGACGGCGGAAGAGATCGCCGCTGGTGCATCGTTCCCGGCGGGAACGGTCCATTTGCCGCACTGGACTGACAGCGAATGGCTGAAACAGCTGACCGCCGAGCAGTTGGTCACGGTCAAGAACAAGCGTGGCTTTGCCAAGCTCGAATGGCAAAAACTGAGGGAACGCAACGAGGCGCTGGATTGTCGGGTCTATGCCCGGGCGGCCGCCTGGATCGCCGGGATTGATCGCTGGTCGGAGGGGCATTGGGCGGCGCTGGCCGATGAGCTGGGTGTCGTTGGTACGGCGGCCACGCAAACACGAAAGCAGCCACCGGCGAACGCGACACCCTCAAGGCCCGAGATATCCCGCGCCCCACGTGACGGCGGCTGGATGGGGCGCAGGCGTAGCAACTGGCTATGAGGATGACGGCCCAATGCACTGGAGCCAAGACGAACTGGCGGCTCTCAGGCGGGCCTATGCCAGTGGCACGACACGCGTGAGCTATGACGGCAAGTCGATAGACTATGGCACAGCCAGTGATCTTCTGCGGCGCATTCGCGTGATCGAGGCCGAGATCGCCGCCAGTGCTGGTCAGCCCAAACCGCGGCGCAGCTTCGCGCGCTTTTCCAAAGGCTGAGCGCCATGCATTGGATTGATCGTGCGATCGGTGCTGTGGCGCCGGGGCTTGGCCTGCGTCGTGCGCGGCACCGCCAGGCGCTGGATGTGCTGGCCCGCGCCTATGAGGGCGCACGGCAATCGCGGCGCACAGAGGGGTGGATCACGCCGGGCACCGGCGCTAATGCTGAAATCGGCCCGGCGCTTGCCAGACTCAGGGCGCGCTCGCGCGACCTGGTGCGCAACAACCCCTATGCCGCCAAGGCTGTTCAGGCGCTGGTGAGCAATATGGTGGGCACGGGGCTCATGCCGCGCGCCCGGGCGCAGGATACAGCATTGGCTGCACAAGCGGATCGGCTCTGGGTCCGGTTTGCCGCCAGTTGCGATGCGGATGGGCTCACGGATTTTGCGGGGCTTCAGGCCCTGATCGTGCGGTCTTTGGTGGAAAGTGGCGAAGTGCTGGTGCGCCTGCGGCCCCGGCGGCGCGAGGATGGTCTGCTGGTGCCGCTGCAGATCCAGGTGCTGGAGCCCGATCATCTCGACAGCCTGCGCACGGAGGAGCTGTCGGGCGGTGGCTATATCCTGCAAGGCGTCGAGTTCGATCCTCTGGGGCGGCGTGTGGCCTATTGGCTGTTTCCGCGTCATCCGGGCGATGCCAACGCGCTGATGGGGCAGGGGTCTGTCCAATCGCGCCGCGTGCCGGCCGATCAGGTGTTGCATCTTTTTGAGCGGTTGCGCCCGGGGCAAGTGCGGGGCGTGCCCTGGTTCGCGCCTGTCATGCTGAAGATGCGCGACCTCGATGAGTATGACGAGGCCGAGTTGGTGCGCAAGAAGATCGAGGCCTGCTTTGCGGCTTTCGTGACCGGCGTTGAAGATGAGGCCACGCTTGGTTCGGCGCAGACCAATGCCGCCGGGCAGCGGGTCGAGAGCTTTGAGCCGGGGATGATCGAATATCTCGAGCCCGGCAAGGATGTGAAATTCGCCAGCCCTGCGTCCTCGGGCGGCTATGCCGAATATATGCGCTTCCAGCTGCATGCGATCGCGGCCGGAGTGGGGCTGACCTATGAGCTGCTGACCGGTGATCTGAGCCAGGTGAATTACAGCTCGATCCGGGCCGGTTTGATCGAGTTCCGCCGCCGGATGGAGGCGCTGCAATGGCAGCTTATGGTGCCGGGGCTCTGCCAGCCGATCTGGCAGCGGTTTGTGGATGCGGCCCAAGCCGCAGGCCAGCTGCCGCAGGATGTCGAGATCATTGCTGATTGGACGGCACCGCGCTTTGAGGCGGTGGATCCGCTGAAAGACATCCAGGCGGATGTGCTGGCGGTACGCGCCGGCGTCATGACGCTGAAAGAGGCGATTGCGCGGCAGGGCTATGAGCCTGCGCAGGTGCTGCGCGAGATTGCCGAGACCAATGCTGAGCTCGATGCGCTCGGGATCATTCTCGACAGCGACCCGCGGCGGTCGACCAAGACGGGTCAGGACAGTGGGCGCGGCGCGGAGGCGGGGGCAATGCCACCTGGCCAGACAGAAGGACCAACCCATGACGAAGAAGACGGATCCCGCTGAGGACGCTCAGCGACCTGCAGCAGCCGCGCTGGAAGAGCGCCGGCTTGGTCTACAACTGCGCTCGGATGTCCGGCTGATGCCGGAGACGGTCGATGTTGAGACCCGAACGGTGGAGCTGGTCTGGTCGACGGGTGCTGTGGTGCGCCGGCGGGATTACTGGACAGGCAAGCCTTATGATGAGGTGCTGTCGCTTGAGGCAGGGCATGTGGATCTGAGCCGGCTCAATGGGGGCGCACCGCTCCTGAACACGCATGGCGCGCATGATCTGGGCCAGGTGTTGGGCGTGGTCGAGCGCGCCTGGGTTGAGACCGGTGAGGAAGGTGCGCAGGGCAGGGCGCGGGTGCGCTTCTCGGCCCGCGCCGATGTCGAGCCGGTCTGGCGCGACGTGGAAGCTGGCATCATTCGGAATGTCTCGGTGGGCTACAGCGTGCGCCGCTTCGAGATCACTGAGCAAGAGGGCCAGGTGCCGATCTGGCGCGCCGTGGATTGGCAGCCGATGGAGCTGTCGGCCGTGCCCGTAGGGGCAGATGCCGCCGCAGGCTTCCGGGGTTGTGGGGCGCCGGAGGTCTTTTGCCAGTTGGCGCGCGCGGCACCGTCTGAACCCACACAGCCAAACATCGAGACCGAAGAAGCGGTCACAGAGCAGGAAAAGGACAAGACCATGGATGAGCAGATAGAGACCCCTGTTGCGCGAGAGGCGATGGGTCATAACGACGGTGCAGACGTGCCAATCCAGAGGGCTGGGGCAGAGG